CCCTAGATGACTACATTGCAGACTTCCAAAGCGGATTCTTCGAGAACAATGCCGTACCAGCTGGACATTTCATTATCACCGCTGCTAGTGAGCAAGACTACAAAGACACCGTCAAGCGCATGAAAGCCAAGCATCAAGGCGCTGGCAAGAACAACAATGTTACTTATACACCACGTCCTATTGGTCAAGATGGCAAGCCAGCCGATGCTAAGATCGAGTGGATCCCCTTCGCTCAGACAAACAAAGAGATTGGCTTTAAAGACTTGTTTGAACAAGCAAACCGTCGACTAGACCTAGCCTTTGGCGTACCAGCTATCGTAAAGGGTGTAGACGATGCCGCAACCTATGCCAACGCACAAGTAGCTGAGAAGACATTTGCACAGCGCGCCGTATACCCACTCGCCCTACGCAACTACACACAGATAACACATGAGCTTAATCGCATTACTGGCGGCATTGGTGTTGCTATCACGTTTAAATATGATATACCAACTGTTGCTGATGAACTAAAGGTAAATGCAGAGACTACTGAAATACAATTTAGGACACTAAAGACAGCCGTTGATGCTGGGTTTACTCTTGAGTCTTCTGTTGACGCCTTTGAACTACCAAACAACTTCAAGCTATTAAAGGTGGGTGAAGAATCTACTACCGTTATTGAGAACGACAAGCCAGACGTCGACGAGGGTGATGAAGTAGACGATAGCCCAAACCCTACTAAGATTGATGGCGTGACGCCTTTGGATAAAAAAAAAGATAGTCCACGCGCTGAGCTAACAGACGAAGAGAAAATAGCTGCCGTGACTCGCAATTACATGCGAGATCAAGTCGATCGAGCCGTTAGAGAATACCTAGAAGACCCAGAAAGCACCCAGGCATCAGTAAAGATGCAAGTACAACCCGAACCTACTCAAGCAGAGCTAGATGCTTTCGTAATAGCTATGACTGGTATAGTCACTGGCATACTAATTGAATATGGCGAAGACGGATACGCGATTGGTGTAGCTCTTGCTGGCTTGAACGCATCAGAGCTACAGGGTTTTGCACTCACAGACACCGCTGAGGACGCGTATATAGCCTATCTAAGGCGTGTTGGAACAACATATGGCAATGACACCGCTGAGTCGATTCAAAAGGCCTTAGCAGACGCTAGGGACAGAGGTTTGACTGTTCGTGAGACGCAGGATGCTATTCATAACATCATGGACACTGACGACTGGCGCGTTGACCGTCTAGCAAGGACTGAGCTTAACAATAGTCAGAATATTGGCAAGCTTGAGGGTATGAAGTCACTGGCAGCCGAGGCTGGTGGTACTTGGGAGAAGACGATTGACCACTCAGGGGTAACACCTTGCCCGCTATGCCAATCACAAGAGGGAATATGGACAACATTAGACCAACCGCTGTGGCAGGAAGGCCAGACTATTATTGCACCTAACGATAGTGGTGAAGAAGTTATATACGTCAACGATTGGCAGACGAACGAAGCAAATGACTATCATCCAAATGGCCGAGGCACACTTATATTTAGGAGGGCAGAATGAACCAGGTAAAAGCAGAGGTGAAATGTAGGCACTGTAGTAGGTTCTTGGCTAACGCTACTCAGAGCGCGGTGATGGAACTTAAATGCAGCAATTCTAAATGTAAGAAGCTAGATACCTACAAAGTCGTATTTATGTCGGACATGATTAAAAACGGGCATAGCCACGAGGAGAAAAAGAAATGAACAACATGAAAGTACGATCAGGTGGCCGCCTGTCGTTCAATATCACAAGAGGTGATAGCACCGCAGTTAGTGCTACATTCATTATGCAGCACCAGGATACCGATGTATTTATCTCTGTCACAGAAGCTTATAACTCGGAAGGCATTGCTTCCTTTGAACTAGGATCACCAGAGACAGATGTAGTCGGTGTGTATGATTACCAAGTGAACGAGAACTATGCAACAGGTTCACCAGACATTTACCCAGATATTTCAGGATGTGATGATGACTGCGACCTACCGACGGTGACTGTCTGTGAATCACTACAAGAGGAAAGCTAGATGTACATCATAAAGCTAAACAGCCAGAACCGAACGATAAGTCTCAAAAAGGTTGTTCGCAACATAACTCTTAAGCAGGTTGGTAGGCGTGGGGAGCAAGGAATACAAGGTGAGACTGGATCACAAGGCCCGGCTGGTGAACAGGGCGTACCCGGCGAGGGTGTAGCACCAGGTGGCGTCGCTGGACAAGTACTCACGAAGCAGTCTAACATTGACTTTGATACAGACTGGGAGACGCCACCAACTGCACCTGTGAATAGTGTTAATGGTCAGACTGGCGATGTTGTACTTGACAAATATGATGTAGGTCTTGGAAACGTAGATAACACGTCTGATGTATATAAGCCTATATCTAATGACGCTCAAACAGCTCTAGATGATAAATATGATGCATCGAACCCGGATGGGTTCGTCAATGGATCACAGGCATCGGCAGCTGCTCCTGTTCAGTCTGTTAACGGTGGTACTGGCACAGTCGAACTTACGGGCGAAGACATACAGATTGTTGGTGCAGCTTCCACCACTATTGCAGAGGGAATATCTACGCTCATCACAAATAAGGTAGAAAAATCTGGCGACACAATGACTGGCACATTAACTCAATCTACTATAGGGTCTGAAACTACAAACCAGTTCGTGCGTGATAGCGTACAAGTAGGTAGAATAGACACAAATGCGGCCGGCGGTGGTGGATTCAGAGTCCAGGCTCAAACCGGTGAGCTACAGATGCGAGGAAGCAACAATACAGGTCTAAGAATATCAAGCACGCTCGCATCGTTTGAAATGCCAGTAAACTTCGCCAGTAACGCGGCAAGCTCCACCTTCGTTCCGACTGGTGACCAACACCTCACCAATAAACTTTATGTAGACCAAAAATATGCAACAGGACAAACATATACAGTAACAAACGCGACTACAGATAGGGCGTATGATGCAGACTCTACGACTATCGACGAGATTAGCGATGTCCTGGGTACATTGATAGCAGACCTAAAGACAGCTGGAATAATCCAGTAAGGAGAATTACAATGGCAATACTCGGACAGATAAACAGTAATACAGACTTAGCAAAAGGTGATGTGCACCTATCAAACGTAGATGATACTACCGATATGGATAAGCCTATATCATCAGCGGCACAGGCAGCACTAAACCTGAAAGCTAATGCCGGCGATGACGTAACATTAGCTACTACACAAACTATCACAGGTGAAAAAACATTTGATGCAGAAACTACTTTCGGAAGAAATGGATTCAAGCCTGTCGTTATTCGACGTATTGATGACACAGCCCTTGCTAACGGGCTTAGGTGTATAAAAGGCCGGGGAACTGTCGCAACACCAGCAGGCGTACAGAGCGGTGACCAGGTAACAAGGCTCATGGCTCATGGATACATTGATGATGGCACTCTGCCAGCCACACTAGCCAGCGAGAGCTTCATAGTAGTAAGCGCCAGTGAGAACTGGACAGCGACAGCCCGTGGTAGGACTCTTGACATACGGACTATTGCCAATGGCTCTATCAATGGTGTAAGCCGTATATTGATTGACAGCAGTGGTAACGTAACCATATCAGGAACATTAACCGTTAATACAGGGGCTACTGGGTCATTCACAGCACAGTCTGGTGAAGTAGTTACTGTAACTAAAGGCATCGTAACTTCAATAGTGTAGACGGCATGTCAAGTCCGTTGGTATACTAGCTACAGACAGATGAACGCAAAGTCCATGAAGGACGCTGACGGAAGTCTAAACTTAACAAAGGAAAACTAACGCATGAGCAAACAATTTTATAGCTTCGTGAAGAATGAAGCTAAAGAAAGCGAATTGCTGATTGATGGCGTTATTGCTAGCGAAAGCTGGTGGGATGATGAGATCAGTCCCAAAATGTTCCGTGATGAGCTTGCAAAGCACTCAGGTGACCTCACAGTAAGGATTAACAGTCCTGGTGGTGATGTGTTCGCTGGCGTGTCGATCTACAACGCACTTACGGAGTACGATGGGAATGTGACAATCAAGGTTGACGGCATTGCTGCTTCAATCGCCTCACTGATTGCTATGGCTGGCGATAAGATCGTTATGCTACCTGGCGCGATGATGATGGTACACCTACCATGGAGTCTAGCGGCCGGGAACGCTAAGGAACTAGAAGAAGCAGTTGAAATGCTCAAGAAGACTGGTGAAAGTATGGTACCGATTTACGTCGCACGTACAGGCCAGACTACAGAGCGAATCAACGAACTACTAGAGGCTGAGACGTGGATGACCGCATCAGACGCTGTAGAACTCGGTTTTGCCGATGAAGCAGTAGAAGCCAAGTCAAACCTATCAGAAGCTATCAACGCCGCTCTAAACTATGCAAGTACAGTATCTAACGCTGTCATGCAACCAGCAATGAGCCTCAAAGCAAGAAAGGTAGCCAATGTTACCGATGAAAGCGAAAACCCTGCTCAAGTGGCTCCTGAAGAACCAAAAGCCCCAAGCGAAGCAGAAGAACCAAAAGAAACCACGGAAGTAACTAAACCAGTGGAATCAGAACCAACTAACCCAGTTAAAGAGGAAACTAAAATGACAGAACAAGAAAAAGCAGCAGCTGCACAGGTCATTACGCCTAGCGCACAAGCTAATCCTGCCGCTACACCTAAACCAAGTGTAAAAGACTATCTGAAGACCAAAGATTCAATGGAAGCGTTCGCACGTATCCTTGAAGAGAACGCTGGCCGTTCGTCTGAAGACGTTCGTGCTGCATGGAAGAGCCACCTAGAAGTAAAGGCTGGTGTCACTAACCCAGAGATCTTCCTACCAGAAACGCTGATCACAGAAATCACTGATGCCTTCACCCGTGGTGGCGAAATTTGGAACCGTGTTACTAAAACTGGTGCAGACGTATGGCGCGCAGCATGGGACAGCAACACTGATGTAGACGCTGATAGCGGACGTGGCCGTGGTTACAACCGTTCAGTAGAAGAAGAGAAAGCCGAACAAGAGCTTACATTCGCAGAACGTATCCTACGCCCACAAATGATCTACAAGTACATTACACTTAACCGTGAAGATGTAAAGAACCAACGAAGCACTGGCGCATTGGTACGATTCGTACTGGCTGAATTGCCACGTCGTATCATCCGTGAAGTTGAACGAGCAATCGTTATTGGTGATGGTCGTGCTCCTGGTAGCGCATACAAGATCCAAGAAGGTACTCCTGAAGGATTCTTCCCAATCAAATCTGACGCAACTGCCAACAACGCATTTGCAAGCACCTACACCCCAGCCGCTGGTGAGACACGTTACGCTTCGATGCTGAAAGCACGTGACCTGATCAACGCTGAAGGTTCAGTTGTCTTGATTGCTAAAAAAGGTTACCTGACAGACGTACTCCTCGAAGAGAACGCAACAGGTGGTTTCCTATTCGCACCTGGCACAAGCCTTCCAGCAGTCCTACGATTCGAGGCTATCCTTGAACCAGACTGGATGGATTCAGACACAGACAACGACGCTTACCTAGTTGTATTGCCTAACTACCGTGTAGTTGGTGACACTTCGATCGAAGCATTCACAAACTTCCTACTCAGCACCAACAAGCAAGAATACTTGCAAGAGATCTGGGCTGGTGGTGGTCTTACAGTACGTAAGACAGCAGTAGCAGTAGTAGCAGCAACAAGTTAGTAAGTAAATAGAAAGAAAGGGGTCAAACTTATGGACGAAACCAGAATGGCAGCACTACTAGGGCGACCCCTAACCTCTATTGAGACTGCAAACTATAGCCTGTACCTTAAAATTGCCAAAGAATCACTAGACGAACTGCTCTGCATGACACTCTGCGATGACGGCGAGTCTAAGACGTACGATGTGCGAGAGGGCTACAAGACACTGTTCACTGATATATTCACTGACGTAGAAGAAGTAAAGAAGGATGGAACGGTAATCGACCCATCGAAATACTCTGTACGTCAGTGGGATAAAAGGAACGGTAGCTGGTACAACTCAATCGTATTCGAGACGATGTTTACAGGATGCGACGAAGAAGTAGAAGTGACGGCAGACTGGGGATTCAACGGCTATCCTGTTGACTTGCAAGCGGTGCTAGCTGGATTGTTCGGACTCATTACGAAGAAGAACACGACAGACAGTTCTATTGCGAGTAAGCAAGTCGAAGACTTCAGGATTAGCTTTCGGGCTGATACTGACCTTGACGATGAGTTTGACACTAAATATGCCAAGATCATCAACAAGTATTCGATCTGTAACATACCAAATGTTCAGCATGGAGAGGTGTGCTCGTGGAATCACTGTTAATTGGTAACGGTATACGGGTGAATGGTCGGGACTATGAGATTGTTGGGGCTACTGGTGGAGATGTTTACTCTGCGGGTGGCCCTAGCGTCTTTGATGTATTCGACACTTCCCCTTATACTTACTTACAGATTAGTCGAGGTGGCGTTGCGGGCAACACTATAGTCGCTAGCTTTGAGGCAGACGGTGTGTTTAAGCTCCGTACAGGTCTTGTGAGAGGCGAGAACGCTGAGAACGTAGAGCAAGGTGCAACTTTGCATATACGACCAACAGAGAGCTTCCTACAAACTGTACCGAGCAATCGTGAACACTACCGTGTCACTCTTGTAGCCACTGACTTTTCTGACTATGAGGACATAAGCTAATGCCAGTAAAAGCAAAGATAAATAAAAACTGGTCAGCTACCACGCTTAAAGGCATACAACTTGGGCAGTTAGAAATGGTTACGGATGTTCATAGACGTTCAAATATGATCGCACCTGTAGACACCGCAGCCATGGTAAACAGCTCAATAATAAGGCGTTTAAGTGCGTTCATTATGTCAATTACATATGGCAGTAGTCGTGTACCATATGCCCGCCGGCAGTTCTTTGAGAACCGAACAAAGTCGCAATGGCTTACGAAAGCTGCTGAGGGTGTTGTTCGAGGAGATGTATCTAAATATTTCCGAGGTAAAATCTGATGGTTACTCTAAATATTGCTAAGTGGCTAGAGCAAGAAGGATTTGGAACATTAGATAGTGATATCTTCTGGGAAGAGGTTCCTATTGATTCCAGCAGCAAACCTATAGACGGAATTTGGGTTGTAACAAGAGGGTCTGCATTAAACAGGTTCAATACGACAACCCAGCAGTTCGATGTTTACTCACGATATGCAAACAAGATAACAGGTGCGCTAAAACTAGAACAAATACTCGAAAGAATAAAGGAAGCTTATGGGGATACCTGTGAGCTGCCAACCGTTCCGCCCTATTCGATCACTCTGTACGATAATGTAAGGCTACGTCCTGTATCTGGCATTGAAAATGTTGGATCAGACGAGCAAGACAAGATTGTACGAGTGATAAGTGCGGAAGTACAATATAATATAGAAGGAGAAAATTAACATGGCAACATACCTTGGCGGTAAAGTTGACGTATCACTTAACGGTGTTACTATACCCGCTCAGTACATTAGTGACGAAGGTGTCGTAACGACACTAACAGAAGGTACGCGAGAGATCGCTACCATGGCTGGTACATTCA